ACACTTCTGGAACTGGGACAATGATGAGGAATCGGGTGTCCGCACCCTTTGCCTTGACGGCACCATTGCGGATGAGAGCTGGTGGGGAGATGAAATCACGCCTCGGATGTTCAAGGATGAGCTGTTTTCCGGCAGCGGAGACATTGTCGTTTGGATCAACTCTCCCGGCGGGGATTGCGTGGCGGCTTCACAAATTTACACCATGCTCATGGACTACACTGGCAATGTCACCGTAAAAATCGATGGTCTTGCGGCGAGCGCCGCTTCGGTCATCGCTATGGCGGGTACAGAGGTGCTTATGGCTCCCACAGCACTGCTGATGATTCATAATCCCATGTCAATCGCTATCGGCGATACCGAGGAAATGCAGAAAGCCATCGCAATGCTGGACGAGGTTAAGGAGTCTATCATCAACGCTTATGAAATTAAGACCGGGCAATCGAGAGCGAAAATCTCCCACCTCATGGACGGTGAAACCTGGATGAATGCCAACAAAGCTATCGAGCTTGGCTTTGTGGACGGCATTTTGGAGGACGCCAAGCGTGGCCATACCGATGATGTGGTCTTTGCGTTCAGCCGCAGGGCGGTTACCAATTCGCTTATGAACAAGCTCATCTCGAAATCAGCTCCGAAGCAGGAGCAAAAGAAGCAGGATGCGCCTGTTGGCGTTTCCGTCGATGCGGCTATGCAGAAACTGCAAGCCCGTAAATACATTTAACGGAGGTATTTGATTATGAAAAAGGTACTTGAAATGCGTGAAAAACGCGCAAAGGCATGGGATGCTGCAAAGGCGTTCCTCGACACCCGCGCCAAGGATGACGTCCTCTCCGCAGAGGATAATGCTACCTACGACAAGATGCTGGCGGATGTGGACTCGATGGCGCGTCAGATCGCTCTTGAGGAAGACCGCGTGGCAAGAGACACCGCTATGGCACAGCCCACCAGCTCTCCCATCACGGCAAAACCTAACGCACAGGATGGAAAACCCGTCCACTTCAGAGCAACCGCCGAATACCGTGAGGACTTCTTGAACCTCGTGCGCGGCAAACGCCCCGTTCACAACGTCATGGAGGAAGGCACTCCCTCCACCGGCGGTTATCTTGTTCCGATTGAGTTCGACAAAAATCTTGTAAAGGCACTGAAGCATGAGAACGTGATTCGCTCCATTTCTAAGGTGATCACCACCGCCGCACCTCACAGGATTAACATCGCGCTCACCGACGTATCCGCCGACTGGGTGGCGGAGTCCGGCGTGTTTACGCCCAGCACGCCCACCTTCAACCAGCTCTCCCTCGATGCGTACACCCTTCGTGCGGCGGCGCTGGTTTCGGAGGAATTGCTGCAGGACTCAATGTTTGACCTTGAAGATTATCTCATCAGCAACTTTGCACTCGCTTTTGCGGCAAAGGAGGAGCAGGCATTCTGCATTGGGACCGGCGAGGGACAGCCTACCGGCATCTTTACATCAAAGGGCGGCGATGTCGGCATAACGACTGCGGGCGCTACGGATATTAAGGCGGATGAGCTCATCGACCTCACCTATTCGCTCAAAGATGGCTACAAGAAAAGCGCTATCTTCGTTCTAAACAGCGCAACCCTCGCGGGTATCCGAAAGCTGAAGGACGGCAACGGCGTATACATGTGGCAACCGTCCCTGCAAGCTGATCAGCCCGATCGTCTGCTCGGTTTCCCCGTGTATGTCTCGCAGTATGCGCCGACCATCGCAGCGGGCGCTTATACCGTCGCTTTCGGTGATTTCCAGAACTATTGGATTGCTGATCGCAGCGGCAGAACCGTACGCCGTGCGGATGAACTTCACATCGCCAACCTGCAGACCGGATTCTATGCTTTCCAGCGTGTGGACGGCAAAACCGTACTGCCCGAAGGCATCAAGCTGCTCAAACAGCACGCTTAAGGAGGGCTGATTCATGAGCAAATATAACGCGAAAAACTACACCGAACAGGGCGGCGAAAAAACCGTCATCGGCGGTACGTTGGAGATTAAACAGGGAGCCTCGGTAACGGGGCTTCCTTCTGCAATTAATCAAGCTGCCAGCACAGCTACTACCGTAGCCGGAGTCAAGGACGATCTTAACGCTCTGCTGCTCAAGCTGAAAGACGCAGGACTAATGAATCCGGAGGCATGGAGTGTTTCTGTCGCAAAGATACCTACCTCAACAGGTGATGATTTGACCGCCAACCAAAGTAAGGTTACGTCAATTACCATTGAGGACGGTGTTATCACTGTTGCAGCGCCCGTATCGGAGCTGATTGCTTTTCCAAGTTCCAATCCAGCACAAGGTACGCACAAGTGGATTGGTATGCTCATCACCACAGGGCTACTGGATATTACTGAGGTTAAATATAACGGCTCTCAACTTATAACCGCTGATGCTACAGAAGCCGCTGCTGTCGGTGGTTCAGCCGGAGATATTGTCATGTGGTTAAAATGCAATGAAATCATAAATACGCCCAAGGTCTTCACCTTATGGGCTTCCGGCTATCCCGAAGCGACCTTCACTGTCGTAATCGCAGAACCGGAAGAAGAATAATGAAAGGACGGTGGCGGCATGACACTGCTTGAAAAAGTCAAAGCAAATCTCATCCTTGAACACACGGCGGACGATGAACTGGTGCAGTTGTACCTGTCCGCCTCTGTGTCCTACGCTGAGAGCTATCAGCATCTCACAGAAGATTATTATACTGACCATCAGATGTCGCCTACCACAGAGCAGGCCGTTATTATGCTGTCGTCCCATTTCTACGAAAGCAGGGATGGCAGTACAGGCGGTTTTTTCGCTGATTCCGTTCAGGCAAGTCATCAGGTATGGAACACGGTCAACACCCTTTTGCGTCTTGACCGGGATTGGAAGGTGTGAGCATGAGTTATGGGAAAATGAACACCTTTATTGATATCGTATCGACCGCTCCGGTCAAGGACATGGAGGGCTTCGTTACGACCGGGGATACCATTCTCACATCTGTTCGCGCCTACAAAGAAACCCGCAACACGAGCGCCAAGTGGGAACGGATTATAGGAAGCGCAGCCTTTACGAGTGTATCGGCAATATTTAGGTTCCGTAAAACTCCCGACCTAACCGTGGACACTAAGCTTTTCATCTCCGACGCAGACGGTCGTTACAACATCGTCAGTGCGGAGGACATCCGGGGACGCGGTATGTATGTCGAGTGCCTGTGCGAGCGTGTCGAAGGGAGCGTGAAGTGATGGCGAAAGTTGAAATAAAACTCCCGAAGAACTTTGAGGAACGGCTCTCCCGCCTTGTGGAAAAGACCGATGAGATCCTCCCCAAGGTGCTGGAGGCTGGCGGCGAGGTGGTTTTAGCGAAGGTCAAGGGCAACCTCTCCTCCGTGGTCGGGCAAGGCACCAAGGAAGAAAGCCGCTCCACAGGCGAACTGGAACGCTCCCTCGGTCTGTCTCCTGCCAAGCAGAAGCGAGATGGCTCCGGATGGGATATCAAGGTTGGCTTCGCCGAACCAAGGAGCGATGGCGGCAGTAATGCTAAAATCGCCAACATTCTGGAATACGGCAAGCATGGGCAAGCGCCGAAGCCTTTCTTAAAGCCTGCCCGAACCCAGTCGAGGAGCGCTGCAGTTGAAGCGATGAAGGCAAAGCTGGAAGGTGAGGTGGACGGCATATGAGCCTGCTTGCGGAACTCAATACTATTCTGACGCCCATTCTCCCTGTGGAGACGGGCGTTTTTTCTGATGTCCCGCCTGATGAGTACCTTGTCCTCACGCCAATGACGGATGGCTTTGCCCTGTTCGGCGACAATGCACCGCTTATTGATGTGTCAGAGGTGCGGATTTCGCTTTTTTCAAAAGGAAATTACCTAAAGCAGAAACAGCAAATCACGAAGGAATTGCTCAATGCGGATATTACCATAACAGACCGGCGATACATCGGGCATGAGGACGATACCGGTTACTACCACTTTGCCATTGATGTGGCAAAATACTATGAAACGGAGGAATAAGCTATGGCTACTATCGGGCTGGATAAGCTCTATTATTCAAAAATCACAGAGGGTGCAAATGGCGATGAAACCTACGACACCCCTGTTCAGTTAGCAAAGGCAATAAAGGCGGATCTGTCTGTCGAACTTGCGGAAGCCACCCTTTACGCAGACGATGGGCCAGCAGAAATCGTGAAGGAATTTAAAAGCGGCAAACTCTCCCTCGGCATCGATGATATCGGGATTAGTGCCGCCGAGGATTTAACCGGGGCAAAAATTGACGACAACCATGTGGTAGTGTCCGGCAGTGAGGACGGCGGCGGTGCTGTTGCTGTGGGGTTTCGGGCAAAGAAGGCAAACGGGAAATACAGATACTTCTGGCTTTATCGTGTGGTCTTCGGTATTCCCGCCACCAACCTTGCCACAAAAGGAGACAGCATTACCTTCTCCACTCCGACCATTGAGGGAACGGTACTTCGCAGGAACAAACTGGACGGCAACGGAAAGCACCCGTGGAAATCGGAAGCCAACGAGGACGATACAAGCGTTCCGGCATCAGTTATTACGGGCTGGTACACACAGGTGTATGAACCTGTGTTTGCAATTTCCGGCGGAGGTGAAGACTAATGGCTGATGAAAGAAGCGCTATGATTCAAATCGGTGAAATGAAGTATGAAATGCTCCTTACCACCAAGGCAACCAAAGAGATTGCCAAACGGTACGGCGGGCTATCCAATTTAGGAGAAAAGCTGATGAAGTCTGAAAACTTTGAGATGGCGCTTGATGAGATTGTTTGGCTCATCACACTGCTTGCCAATCAGTCGGTACTGATTCACAACCTTCAAAACCCTTCAGAAAAGCAGGAACTGCTTACAGAGGAAGCTGTGGAACTGCTCACCTCTCCGCTTGATTTGGGTGAATACAAAAATGCAATTATGGATGCCATGTATAAAGGAACGAAACGCCATATTGAAAGCGGGGAAGAAGGCACTGGGGGTAGCGCGTCAAAAAACGCGAAGGTCGGGTAAGTGATGAAGAGTCGTTTGCCCGACTGATTTTTTACGGCGTTTCTCTCCTCCAACGCACCGAGCAGGAGGTCTGGCTGATGCCCCTCGGCCACCTGCTCGAGTGCGACACGAGGTCGCACAGATAAATGTTTAACTACACAAAGTAGTATAAACCTGTTATTCCGTTAACAGTAACCTGACAACGGTGCGTGGATGGTAACGTCTGGGTTCTAAGCTGTTGTGAC